CATAAACTTTTTAAAGAACAAAGTATTGTTGATTTAGACTTAAGAACAAGTGGTATTTTACACGGTAAAAAATCTTTTTTAAATTTAGAAGTTAATTTATATACCAATAATGAAATGGATTTTAAATGTTCTGAAATTAAAGAATCGGTTAAAACAATTATTAAAAATATTGTTAAAGAAAATGTAATTCAAAATAAATATTTTGAATTTTCACCATCAAAAAACGAATAACATTAAAAAGATACTTGTATGATATATTTATCATAAAAAGAATTAATGAAACAATTAAGAATTTTAGAAGCAAGTGAAGTAGGCCATGGAATATTGGTTGAAACAGACGCGGGTTGGATATCACCAAAAGATATTAGAAATGCCAAAATCTTAAAAGAAGCATCTGAAATGGATTATAGAAATCCATTTGAATTTTATGCGGTATTACAGAAGTATGATACTCCAAATAGAAACGGAAGATTTTATCCTGAAAAAATATTAAAAAGAGAAGCTGAAAATTATAAAAAGGCGATTGAGAAAGGTCTATCTACCTCAGAACTTAACCATCCCGAATCTTCTTTAATTGACTTGGATAGAGTGTCCCATATTATCACAGAAGTATGGTGGGATAAAAACATCTTAATGGGTAAACTTAAATTGTTAACATCGCCAGGATTTCATGAACGAGGCATTGTTTCAACTAAAGGAGACCAAGCAGCTAATTTGATGAGACAAGGTGTTACAATGGGAGTTTCTTCAAGAGGGGTTGGTTCTTTAAAAAAAGTTGGAGAAAGAAATGAAGTTCAAGATGATTTTGAGTTAATTTGTTTTGACTTGGTATCATCTCCGTCAACACCAGGAGCGTATTTATTTACCAATCCAAACGATAGAAATAAATATGAAGAGAATTTAGAAGAAGAAAAAAAATATAAATCGGTTGAAAATTCAGAATTTCAAACTAAAGGAGTTGACTTAATGAGAAAATTAACCGATTATTTGGGAAAATAATAAATTATGGACGAAAAATATTTTGTAGCAAAAATTCAGTACGATTTACTTGATGATAATACTGGAAAAATTAAAAAAATTAGAGAAGAGAAACTTGTTAAAGGATTCTCAGTAACCGATGTGGAAGCTAAAGTCACAGAAAAGTATCAAGGATTTACAAATGATTGGAGAATTACTTCAGTATCGGAAAGTAAAATTGATGAGGTAATTGAATAATATCTCAATAAAAATTTAACAAAAAAAAGTGGTTTATCGACCGCTTTTTTTTATGCTTCAAAAGTTTTATATAAAATAAAAAAAAATGTAATACCATAAAATTGAATTTTTTATAATTTGACACTATTTATATTGTAAAAATAACAGATTTAAATGAAAGAAAACAAATCTTTAGTTCAAGAGGCTCTTATTCAAATGAAACAAGTTGAAGAAGCTATAGCCGAAAATGCAAAAGGAATACTTGCTTCAACTATGAAGAAAGAAATCAACCAATTAGTAAAAGAATCTCTTTCTGAACAAGAAGAAGAAGATGAGATTGATTTAGATACTGACGCGAATGCTGACGTTGATAATGATGATATTGATATGGACTCTGATGTAGAAGACATTGACTCTGATGAAGAGGATATGGATTATGACGAAGAAGATATGTACTCTGATGAAGAGGATATGGACATGGATATGGATTCAGATGAAAGTCCAATAGATTTAACTGACGCTTCTGACGAAGAAATTTTAAAAGTATTCAAAGCTATGGGTGAAGATGACGGTATTATCGTAAAAAAAGATGGTGAGAACGTTTATTTATCCGATGATGATGCTAATGTAGAATATCTTGTGAAACTTGGTGAATCTTATAAAGACAAAAAAAACAATTATAGTATGCGTGATGAACAAGACGAATCAGTAGATGATGTTATTAATGCTATTTTCTCTGACTCTGGTGATGTAAGTGATGTTGATAGTGATGATTTAGACGGAGAAGAAACTCTTTATGAAATTGAGATGGGTGAACCAGAAAAAGTTGAAACTATTTATGAACTTCAATTGGATGACGACAACTTAATACCAATCGACGAACAAGATGACGAAGACGGATTCAACGAATTTAACATGGACGAACAAGATGACGAAGACGAAGACGGATTCAACGAATTTAACATAGACGAACAAGATGACGAAGACGGATTCAACGAATTTAACATGGACGAACAAGATGACGAAGACGGAGACAACGGATACTACAATGAAACTTATAAACCTAAAGGTGTTGGAATAGGATTAGGTCCTAAATTTTCTTATAAAAATAAGACTAATGGCGGATTTAATGAAAAAAGAAAACAAGGTCCTAAATCAGTTGGTACTGGTAAACCTAAGTTTGAATACAAGAAAGGTGAAAATATGGAGGGAGTTAAATCCAAAGTTGTTAAAGCAGAAACTAAAGAAGGTCAAGGATACAAAGACAAAGAAGATGAAAGATTGTCAATGAAGCATGGTAAAATTGCATCAAAAGACATTAAGACTACTAAAGGTCGTAGAGATGACGCAGATTTTGAAAAATCTGAAACTAAAGAAGCAGCTAGAACATATGGAATGGGTTCCAAAGAAGGTAGAGGATTGAGAAAAGGTATCACTAATAATAGAAATTATGTTTATAGTAATAGTGGTGTTAAAACAGAATCTACTCAAGAAGAAGTTAGAATGTTGAGAGGAAAAAATGAGGAGTATAGAAAAGCATTAAATGTTTTTAGAGAAAAACTTAACGAAGTTGCAATCTTTAATTCAAATTTGGCTTATGCTACAAGATTGTTTACAGAACATTCAACAACTAAAAAAGAAAAAATAAACATCCTTAGAAGATTTGACGATGTTGAAACCTTAAAAGAATCTAAAAATCTTTATAGGTCTCTTAAAGACGAATTAACTTCGACGGATACAAAATCAATTAATGAATCGGTAACAACAAAATTAAACAAATCAGTTTCTACAGGTTCATCAACAACCCTAATTGAATCAAAAACTTATGAAAATCCTCAATTCTTAAGAATGAAGGACTTAATGGGTAAATTAGGTTAAACAATAAAAATAAACTTAAAAAAAAAATACTAAAAAAATGGGAGCATTATTAGAATCAGGTCTTGTTGGTAACATTGGGTTAAAACACCTTAAAGTTATCAAAGAAGACACAATCAACAAATGGGACAAATTAGGATTCTTAGAGGGTCTTAAAGGTCACATGAGAGAAAACGTAGCACAATTATACGAAAACCAAGCATCATTCTTAATCAATGAAGCATCATCTACATCTGATACAGGTGCATTTGAAACAGTGGTTTTTCCAATTGTTAGACGTGTATTCTCTAAATTATTAGCGAATGACATCGTTTCAGTACAAGCAATGAACTTACCAATCGGTAAATTATTCTACTTTGTACCTAACATTCAGGCTTACCAACCAGGTACTTCTGAGCACTACGCACCTTATGGTTCACCAAACGAAGCTGTGGGTCAAACACCAAACAGCGGTTATGACTATAACAATACTAAAGACCTTTACGATAGATTCTACGAAGGTAACGAACCAGCGTTAGACCCTCCAGGGTTATTTGACTATTCTAAAGGACAATTTTCCGCAATCACTGCTGATGTTGCTACTGTTGCTTGGTCAGGTGATGCATTAGTTAGTACGGGTTATACTACATCTGATTACAGAAAAGTATTGATAGTTTTGTCAGGTTTTGCAACTGATGGAGCTGGTAAATTAATCGGACCTGATGGTCAACCAATGGATAATGAATCTTTCTTATCTGATTTGACTATCTATGGTGCTGCTGGAAACCCAACAACTGCTGCTAACACAACTAACCCTTACTTATTCAGAGTTGTAACTCAAAGATATGGTAAAGGTATTGTTCAGTATGGTAACAACAACGATACATTAACTTTCCCTGGTAGTAAAACAGGTGGTGGTCAATATGACAATCTGTGTGATACTGAAGGTAAAATCTATTTAGAAGTTGATTTACAGGTACCAGTATGTATTACTTGTGGTGGTTCTATGGACGGTTACACAGGTTCAACATTCTCTTCTACTACAGCTAATAACAATGCGTTTACCGCTACTTATAGAATATATAAGAATTTAGAATTTGAAGATAAAATTGGTGAAGTATCTTTTGACCTTATGTCAGTTACAGTTTCTGTAACAGAAAGAAAATTAAGAGCTCAATGGTCTCCAGAAATGGCACAAGACGTTGCGGCGTTCCACAACATTGATGCTGAAGCTGAATTAACGGCTTTATTATCTGAACAAGTTGCGGCTGAAATCGACCGTGAAATCTTAAGAGATTTACGTAAAGGTGCGGCTTGGAACTTACGTTGGGATTACAATGGTTGGAAACGTCTAGGTTCAAGTGCAGTTCCTTACACTCAAAAAGACTGGAATCAAACATTGATTACAGCTATCAACCAAATTTCGGCTCAAATCCACAAATCTACCTTAAGAGGTGGAGCTAACTGGATTGTTGTTTCTTCTGAAATCAGTGCTATATTTGATGACTTGGAATACTTCCACGTATCAAACGCAGCTCCTGAGCAAGACCAATACAACATGGGTATTGAAAGAGTTGGTACATTAGCGGGTCGTTACCAAGTTTACCGTGACCCTTACTTCCCAGCTAACCAAGTGTTAATGGGACACAAAGGAACATCATTGTTAGACACAGGTTATATTTACGCACCTTATGTACCTCTACAATTAACACCTACAATGTATAATCCGTTCAACTTTACTCCGATTAAAGGAATAATGACAAGATACGCGAAGAAAATTGTAAATAATCGTTTTTACGGAAGAATTACCGTAGATGGCGTTCGTACATTTGATTTAAGAGAATTGAGATAATCAAAATCTTAAAGAATAATTAAAGGGACAAGTAATTGTCCCTTTTTTTTTTATTTAAATATTCTAAGTGATTTTGACACAATTTCAGATTCGGTTAATGAATATATGCCATGTTTATACGCCATTTGAATAGATTTAATTAACATAAACTTTGCTTGTTCTTCTGTTAAATTATCAATTAAATGTTCAATATCTTCAGGTTTGTATATTGCAACATCATCAAATAAGAAGATATAAGGTTGTTTTTCTGCCTCCATAATATATTTATTGTAAGTATATGAAAATAAATCGAATTAGTGAAGCCACAGGTTCAGGAAACGCCGGAACTTTTAAAGTACCAATTGTTCTTGCCCCACAAGATTGGAAGGATAAACAATTGGCACCATTTAATAACCCTGTTTATCATTATACTAATGCGGAGTTGGCGTATGAAGAATCTGATGGTGATTTTAAAGAAACTCCTGAACAAAGAAAAAAAATAGAAAATAAAACAGAATTACTTTCCAGAATCGATACATACTTAAAAAATTTTTACACAGGACAAAATGATGAGGATGGTGGTAACATTGGAGATGTTAAAAATCCTGAAAAAATTATACAAAGGGCTATTGGAACACTTAAAGAAGATTTGGCGGTTTGGTTTGGAACAAAGAAAAAACCAAAAGGTAGTAATCAACCAAAAGGTCCTTGGGTTAACATTTGTAGTAAAGTTGACGGTAAACATCCTCCATGTGGACGACAAGATACGTCTAAAGGGTCTTACCCTAAATGTAGAGCGGCCGGAGTTGCAGGTAAAATGAGTGATTCACAAAAACGAAGTGCATGTCAACAAAAAAGAACCGCTGAGAAAAAAGACACTCAAACAGGTAAAGGTCAAAAACCTGTAATGACATCATATAAACCAAAAAATGAATCAATGAAAAAGATAATAAGATTAACTGAAAATGATTTAATTAGAATTATTAAAAAAGTTATTACAGAACAATAGGTTTTTGTTATATTTTTTCTAAAATTTTTTTAATAGAATATTTGATATTAGAAGTAATTTCTTTTTCAAACTTATTACGTCTCGACTCAACTTCTGAGTCAAATAAAGTAACTACAGAATTCCACGATTTATCTCCTAATATTACAGTATATGAATAAACGTGGTTGATTATTTTTACACTATAATTTTCTAAAATTACAAAAATTTGGTCTTCTTCGTTTTTAATATAACGTTTGTTTGAGATTGGAGTTAACAATAAAACAGTTTCATTTTTTTTTATTAATTTTTCACAAATAGAAACACAATCTTTTTCGTATGTAGTAATTTTTGGAGTTGAAGACCGATATACTTTAATATATTGTTTTTGGATTAATCGTTTTAATTTGTGAATAATTTGTTTCATAATCTTATATTAGTATTTATTTACAAATATAATAATATTATTTAAATAAAAAAATTAATTGTAAAAATTTTTCCCAAGTTTCTAAATCATTTTCATTTCTGCCAATATTTGCAGAGTAACAACATAATACTACATTATCCTTAGTATATCCTTTATGTCTATCTAATCTGTCTAATGATGGTTGTTGGGGGTGTTTATGTTTATTAGACGGTATTAAAGGTATTTTAAACCAATAACATAAACCATTTTGTTTTTCTAACATTTCATTAATATCGTTGATTGTTAAAGTATGTTCTATTTTTCTATGTTTAGAATCGTGTAGTAATGTGTTTTGCCACAACCTAACTCTTCTTTCTTTTTGTTTTTGACCTTCTGTTTTTCTGTGTTCAGGATTAAGTCTTTTTTTTCTTTTATAATTTCTGGTAATTTCTAAAAGACATTCTTTACATCGGTGACCCCTTTGTGTAGTATAAAAATCATCAATTGATTTTATAGTTTTACATTTACTACATTTTTTTTGTGTTTCCATACATATAAATATATGGATAAACAATAAAAATTAAAAAAAAAGAATATATCATCCTTTTTTCCACTTACCCCCTTTTGAGTTGTATCTTTTAACCGCTGCTCCGTTACAATACGCACTTGGGCAAACGTCATATCTTTCTCTTGCCCACGACAAACACTGTTGCCATAATCTTGGATTTGTCGGTTTGTTTTTTTTCTTTTTTTCAGTAATTTCTTCCGACTCTTCATTCATTTCTTCAAAATCAACATATTGTGATTCTTTATCCATTTCATTTTTTAAGAAATCAAAAACTTGGTCAATATTTGTTTTGGCTTCAGAAATATGGTCATCAGCCCAATCATGTCCATTTTGAATTATGTGGTCAACTGCAGATGGGTCCATTTCCATAATCATTTCAAGTTGTCTTTTCATTTGTTTTAAATTTGAAAAAAACATATAATTTGCTTCTTCTTGTTCAGATAAAACACGTTTAACAATTCTAGTTAAATCTAATTCGGTTAATTTTATTGTTTTCATATATTGTTAATTAAATTATGGATTATTTTTTTTATAATTAACAATATTAAATGTTAATTCTTGTTTATAAGTATATTTTTCTCCTGAAGTATTTACCTGAATATCAACATAATATTGATTTGGTATTTTATCTCTCATATCAAACATAAAATAATATTCATTTGGAGTTCTATTAACTGCTGTCCAATCTTGAACTAATACTTCAGTTGTACCTTCTTTTACATAAATCCTATAAAATGCGGATACGTCGTCTAATGGAGCTTGACCAGTATACGCTTTTTTAATTGTTACCCCAACTTTTCTAATGTCAGTGTTAAGGATTTGTTCATTCTGTAGAATACCATAGAATTCAAATCCAAATTGACTAGGTTCTTTAGATGTTGAACCGATTTGAATACCTGCGGTATATTGTTGTAATACAAATTGATTTGTCACGTTTGGTAAAGATTGTCCATTAATTGTTAATCCTGACCATACATCATAAAACATACATGGAGTTGCTCCCGTAAATTCATTAGGTACTATTACTTCATAAACTCCCTTTGTTCTTAAACAAGTTGACAAAGTTGCCATATTAGGAATGGCATCACCATTTCGGTCTTCAATTCTAACAACAGGGTCAGAATCTAAATTGGCAAAATCACCATTTTGATAGATGTATAAGTATAATTTATTTGTTTGATTTTTTAAGAATATATTACGGTCGTCTTTAATTAAGTCGTTGTATGTTGTTTGAAGGAATGGTTGGTAGAATGTTTGAGTATGTCTTGAAAAGAATGCAACACTATAACTGTCGGTTAAACCTGTAATATTTTCAATTTGTGGCAAATATGCAACTCCCCATCCAGTAACACCAGTTATCGTACCATTTAATATGCCGTTAATTTCGTTGGACATATCCATTATTAGGTCTTCGTTACCAAGTTCAAAATGTTGTCTTGCAACAATTGTTAACCCTGAAAAATTTACGGTACCTACATTCGTGTTATTATAGACCCCTGGTTGAGACCAATTGTTAACAGTGGATGTCTGATACCAATTTGATGGTCGAGTTGAATATGCACGACTATCAACATACGTAAGAGGTGTTGAGCCACCATACGGGCTATTTTGATTTTCATTAAAATCTGTGTAATCATATCCAACACCTTCATCCCAAGTTTGTGGGGTTCCTGTTGAACCTGAAGTTTTTGGAATTCTAAATAAAATTAAATCAAATGATGTTGCTCTTCGTCTTTCGTTTGACATGAATGTATTTAACAATTCATTATCAAATGATGAGGTATTTGTCATTTGTAAGACGTGAGTCATACCTGTTGTACATCCTGTAGAAATTATACCTGAAGCAATATCTTCTACTAATAAATCTAAATCCAAATCAAATAGGAAACGAGTGTAACCATAATTTGGGATTATGTAATCTGAAGCGCCAAAATTCAATTCAATAATAGGGTTTCTACCCGTATTTACATATGAATTTGAAATGATGGTATTGTTCTTATCTATGTACGACCTTAATATTGACATTAATTGTTTTAATATAAATATTAGTTAAGTCGAATATTCTCATTAAGAATTTTTGTATATGCATTTTGCATCTCAGTCAGTATTGCCGCAGAACTTGTACCGTCTTGAGAAACAGGAACTGGTGGTAATCCAGGATATGCGTGAGTATGAGTATTTAAGAATCTAACAATTAAATTAAGTAATTCTAAAAGTTCTTCCCCCCTAACTAAACTTGAAGTTTTTGGTAATAATTCATCAACAAATTTATCTAAAGAAATACCATATAATGTATCATTAAAATTTATTTGACCTTTACCAGGAATTGCTGAGTTATGAGATAATAAATATAATGTGCCGGCTCCAACCGCACCATATGTTGAAGAATCATTTGTATATTCTTCTTGAGGGACTTCTGTTGATTTAAACTCAAGAGGTTTTCCAACTTTATTTGCGGCATAAATTAAACCATAACCACCTTGTTTAAGCGCTGAGTTTAATTTAACTTTATTAAAAATGTAGGAAATATTATTGGTTGAATCTATTGATTGTTGAGACGTAATTGAAGTTGGGGGAAATATTGGTGTTCCATTTAATTGAGTATACTCTGGCAAGATAACTTCTTCAATATCAAGACCAAGTAAATTGGTTGTAATTTCATTTATTGCCACTTGATAAAGTTCTTCAGCGGCGCTTTCAAGACCATCAATACTACTTGTTGCGACTATTTGAGATGTTGCAATATTAATAACTTGAAGATTAATATTACAATTGCCACCTAAACAAAACTTATTACCTATTGATGAATAATTTGGATTATATTGAAGTGTTGGTAGACTTGAGGGAATTAAATAAGCGTAAGTTAGTTTATTTGGTCTGTAAAATACTGGAAGGAGTTCTGGACTACCATTACATTCTTTAATAAAATCATTAATCAAATCAATTGATTCGTTTTTTGTTTTTAAACTAAAAGTTGTTGACTTTACCAACGATTTTAAAGATTCATCAATAACACTATCAACCGTTAAATTTTTTGAATTTGTTGATAAATTGGCCTTTAATTGATATAGGTATATTGTTCCTGAAAAAACATCTTGCATGTTTTCAGGATTGGTTATTACCCATTCTATAAGATATTTTACTTGTACTGTTATTTCGTTTGATTTTGTTACAATGTTAGGTGTTAATTTATTTTTTGATTTATTAAATCTTGATATTTGTAAAAATCCTCTTTTTGGGTTGGCAACTGGTGGAACATTTGGTTGTAATTGAGTACCTTTAAATTTTCCGGCTCTAATTAAAATCTCATCTTGTCGTACAATAACATCCGCACTACCCCGACCTAACAAAGCATTGTCTCCTGGTTCTGGAAATACACCTCTATGAATTTCTCGGTCTGTATAAGTACCGTCTTGGTTTTTTAAAGGTTTTGGATTTTTTAATTGTGTTCCTGTTGCTGTAAACTTATTACCTCCCTGATAAAATTCATATCCTGTAGTTGTTGGACTTGAAAATGTGTTTTGTATGTAATATTGATTTTGATATTTAAATTCTTTATTTGTATACAAAACTTGTGCCATTTCGGATACTTTTGGTACTTGGTACATAAAATACGGCATCAAAGGATTAAAAACAAATGGGTCTCTTTGAGTCCAAATATCTACTTTCTCATTCCAAGGAGGGTCTGTAATTGAGTTAATAATTGCATTATAGTCATCAGTTAAAAGTCTTGCCCTAATCCGACCTAACATCATTGGGTCTTGATTGTCAAGGACAGTTATTTGAAAAAAAATTGTATTATCGTCCATGTTTATAACTTTCTAGATTGATATTCTTTAAGGGTATTATTATATAATTCTTCAAGTTTATCTAAATATATCGTTAAACTAATTACATTTTCTTTAGTTAAATCAAACGTGACAGTTAGTTTATCCATAACCTCAATTAATTTTGTATTAGGTAATTCTTTTAAATTGTTTTGTAAATTTAAAATGTTTTCAAATTCTTCTTTTGTCATATTATGTAGATTTTCCACTAATCCGAACCGGTTTACCGTCAGCACTAATTCCAATAGCTTGAATCTTTCCATTTTGAGCGGATTCTTTTTTTGTTCCTTTATTAGATGCTAAGTTAAATAATAACATTAAATTTGGCGAACCATCAGGTAAAGTACCTGTAGGTATTCCAAGTTTTTGTAGTTCTTCTATTGTATTAATACTTGCCCTTGAAGCTGACGTTCCAGGCAAAAAATTTGCCAATAATAATAATACTTTAGGTATTTTACTTCCCGGAGGAGCCAAAGAGCTTATTAAATTTAGTATTATTAAAATATCGTCAATTAAAGATTTACATTTTTTATAATCCTTAACCCCTATTACAATTTGATTAATAATTAAAGCAATAGTAATTAATCTTTCAATCATTTGCAGTTTGGCATTTAATGCCTCAATTCCAATATCTGTGATAATTGGTTTCATAAGATTAATTAAATCTTTTTTTAATATATTAAAAAGTTCGGTTACAAAAATAGCACCAATTTCCGCAACCATTTCTATATTAAATTTTTTAAAAGTTTTTAAAAAATCAACGTTACTATTAATAAGATTATTAACTGAATTACCAATAGTATTAGCACTTTGAATAAAAGTGTTTGCTGATGTTACCGCAGAATTAAAAGAATTTGTTGCATTGGATTCAAGTGACTGCATTAAAACAAAAATTGGGAATAAAACTTTTGGGCTTAAAACTGCTCCAGCAACGGATAACGGGATTTTTTTTATAAAATCTTCATCAAAAACTTGAAAATTTAAATTTGTTGGTAAAAGGACTTTCCAATCAGGATTTTGAACTAAAGAATCACTAATCGCAATAATTTTATTAACTTCTAATGCTGGAGATAAATTTTCGGTTTCTCTAAGGTCAATTAATCCATCAATTATTGTTTCATAATCAACGGGAAGTTTTACGTTATCACAATCAACAAGTTCCATAACACCATTTTGTATATTACTAATTTGTACATCAATATTTCTTAAATCAATTTCAGTAAGTTCAAAAAATGATTCATCAACACCATCTAACTCGGCAATTTTTGAAACTCCACTAACGTCAATTTCTCTTCTTGAGTCAAAACAAAGACCTAATATTCTCTGAAGAATTAACATAAATTGTGATTGTTTGCTAATCTCATCTGAGGTAAGATTTGATTTAATATTTATTGCACCTGACAAAGCATTCATTATAACTGCGGTAAAGTCAGTAGTATCAAAAAGTTTAATTGTTCCGTAATAATCTTCTAAAAAATCAATAACTTTATTTACAGTACCACCAGTGACAGTTAATGTTGGGTCAACTTTGGATATTAAAGCGACTTTAAAACACGCTTGGTCAACACCAAATTGGTTTGTTGGGCTATATTGAAAATCAAATAAGTCTTGGTTTGATACCCCTTGATAATATTTACCATATTCACCATTAAATGAATCTGTGACAAATGTTCCCTGTAATCTATTATTAAATTCTTTATTCATTGGGAACGGGACTTTTCCTTTATAAGGTTTATATACGTTCTCAATCACATTTGGGTTAGGTTTTTCATAAACTACTTTACCTATTTTTGAATCTGTTGTAGTTTTTAACATTCCTGAAATATCCATAGATTCAATTGGGACATATATTCCTTGACCTACTGGAAGTGTACTTAAAGGATTAAGTTCTAAAAAAGTGGAAGTAAATCCTTGAAATGTTTGTTCTTGAGAACAACCTAAAGCCTTTATAGCGTTTTTAGTTATGATTTTTTTAATTTCAGGCTCTATTTTAGTAGCCGTTAACAATAATTTTTTTTTTAAATATTTTAAAGTTTCAGAACCATTACCACTAGTTAAACCTATCATCTCCAATACTTGGTCAAAAGAATTTGGTGGAGGTTTTAAATATCTTTTTTGGTCTTTTGATGCGTTGTCAAGACTAGAAGCAATATCAGGGATTCCTTGTGATTCTGAATTACCCGCACTTCTCTTTAATTTTTTTTCAGAATTAGAAACTTGAGCAAAGTTTTTAATTGCTGAAATTTTATTTTTAACTTCAATTTGTCCTTGGTTTAAGTCAGGAGTCGGCATATCACTTTATTTTATAAGATTCTTCATTACTGGATACATCTTTATCAATCAGATTTTGAATTAAATCATCATCTAAATCAGCAAGTGAAAGTGATTCTGTATTGTTGTTTGATTTTTCCCAAATACCGGATTGTAATTTTGATAAACTAATTTTTTTTTCAACACAATCATTAACAATTTTTTGTTGTTTTTCAATAACAGGACCAATGGTTGTCATGTCTTCAGGGTCTTTCAACATTGTCAACATTTTATTTTGAATTCTAATGGCTGTTTGTCTTTGTTCTACAAGTTCATTATATATTTCTTGCATTAAAGATAATATTGAATCTTTAGTAAAATTAATTTCTTTACGTTGTGGTCTTGGCATATTATAAATACTTTTTAATTTATTTTCATCTTTGATTGAATTAAAATATATAATTTTTTAAATTTTTTAATTGAGCCACGAATTTCTTTTGTACTAAGATTGGTCATTTCTCTTAACGATAGTAAGATGACATTTTTATTAAATTTATTATTGTCCGCACTTGAGAAAATAGATTCATAATTATCAAATAAATCAATTAAGGCGTATCCTAACTTTACTTCATTATCACTTAAATTTTCATTTTCAATGAAATACCGTAATTCGTTTAAATATTTTATAATAATTGCGTTAGTATCCATTTCTTCATCGTCAATTCGATACATCATATCAGGTCTTTCCTCAATACTTTGTGACATATCTTCATATGATACTTTTCTATTTGTTTCTTTTTGGTCTTTAATTATTTGACCCATTAAGTAATTTTTACAAATTGTTCCAAAATAAGAATATGCCTTTTTTTCTTTTGACGGTTTAAATTTGTCAACTTTTGTCATTAAAAATGAGTGAGTATCACAATGAATTTCATTAAAATCCATATCTTTTCGATATAACTTATATCTTCGTATGATTGATGAAATCATTTTATCGAGAGGTTCTTTCAAACATTCGTTATATATTTTATTTTTTTCTTCTGAGGTTTTTGCTAATAAAAAACTTCTAACCGCAGTTTCTTCTGCAACATCAAAATAATTTAAATTTACAGTTTTTCTACCTCTTTTTTTAGATAAAACTTCTTCGGTTGATGCTGACAAAGATTCTATCATTAATCATTGTCTAATTGGTATTTTATGTTTCTATCCTCAACAAAGAAATATTCTTTTTTTGCTGTTTGAATCCAAAATGAAACTTCATCCTCAATCATTTTTTCCTCACCAAATTTGTAATTCCAAAAAATAGAACCTTCTCTCATGTTGGTGTGTTTATAACCAAGTTTTGGAATTGTCATAATTGAAACAGAGTTATATGTTAGTCTTAATAAAAATTCATAAACAAAAGTTAATTTAATAGATGATTTAAATCCTCCAAAATCTTCAATAACCGATTTTTTAATTACACATCCCGCTGTTTGAAAATTTTGATAATTTTGTAATGTATCATTTGTTAGAAATCCTATTTCTTGACTAAAATTGGCCGCAAATGTTGCCTCATTTGTAAATCCAGCAAATACTCCTTGTTCATTTGTCTCGACAACTACAGGTAAAAATGCTTGGACTTGAGGGAATGACTCAGCGTACTTCTTAACATTTTTAAACCATATTGACGAATACTCATCATCAAATTCAAATAATGAAACCCAAACTCCTTTTGAATTACTAATACCATAATTTACTTGGTCACAATAATTTAATTTTTTGTCCCATAATAATTTTACAACATTTAATGTTCCAAAATCATAATCATTTAAAAAATTAACTAATGATTCTTCAGATGAATGAACAATAATTAATTCTTCAATCTCAACAGTTTGTGCGTTGATTGATGTGATAGCTTTATCAAAATACTCTTCAAAATCTTTAACTTTTGATGATTTAATTGGTAATATAACGGATAGTGATAATTTATTGCTCATATTATTCTTCGGTTTTAGATATTTGTTCTTCAAATGAATTTGCTCTTATGTTTAAATACTCTTGAAATAGTGAGGTAACTGTAGAATCAAATTCTTGTTTATTTGTGTAATTTTCGGTTGTTTTTTTCATATTTTCGTAAAGTTCAGGTTTGATGTTATCCTCCAACCAATTTTGAATAAAGTCTGCGATAAAATCACAAATCATTGTTGGGTCTGTAATCCAAACACCATTATCTTCAGTCATCCATTCAGGTCTCATATTAGGTATTTTACCAATTACTGGTACTCCTGATGACATAGATTCTAATGGAAATGTACCAAATCCGCTTTTTTCGTCTATCCATACACTAACAAAACAATCACGTAACGAATTTGAAAATTCTTTTTCAGAAAGACCTCTTAAATCCCTAAATGTGAACCATCTGTATTGTGGGAATTTTAAATAAAAAGTTTTAATTATATTAATAGTATCTTCTTGTTCTTTAGTGTGAACACCAATAATTGGCATCGGTGGTAAAAGTTTTGGATAAAAACTATCCGTAATTAAAGGTTTAATTATATCAAAACTAGTTTGTCTCATTACGTTTTCAATATATTCTTGTTGTTGTTTACTAGTTGTAATACACTTAAAAAATCCGTATTGGGACCAGCTTTGTCCTGGTTGTAGTGTTTCAACAATATTAGAATAATTTTGAGTTAACACAATTTTACCACAAGGTAAATTTTTAATTTGTTCCATAATAAAACCAAAAATTTCAGGTACAACAATAAAATCTTCAGGAGAAATTTCTAAATTTTGACCCTCAATTGATTTATGCGGGATTAACATATATTCTTCATCCATCCAAGCAACTACGCCTGAGTAGTCATTTTTTTCATGAAGAATGATAGGGTTAAATCCGGAATCTAAAAGAACTTTTGCTGTCTGATAAATTAATCTAACCGATGCTTTCGCGTTTCCCTTAGTATCTTGTACTAAGAAATATATTCTCGATTTTTTATTTTTTAAATTTTGAATTGATTGTTTTACTTTTTCGTTTAAAGATAATTCCATATTAATAGTGATTTATAAGTTTTTTATTTAATAGGCTATTAAAAGCTAACCTAAATGGTATACTAGTGTTTGTACTTGATTTTATTCCTAATTTTTCGTCAATTTCTTCATGTTCTGTTAAAATAGTATCCATTAACATTTTAACTATTTCAAATTTTACTATATTAATTTTTATTTCTGTTGAGCCGGTATATTCCTCATCAAAGATGTCATTTGACATATCTAAGTATTCCTCAACTCTGTCTAAATCAAAATAATAATTTTCTCCTAATACTTTAATCATATATCTCTTTTATTTTTGTTTTTAATTCTTTAAAATTTGTTATATAATGTTTAACATTAATGTCTTTGTTATATAATGTTTCATATTTAATAACTGTTTTATCCTTCGGATGATTTAATAATAGACTAGGATTTGCAGTAAGTAAAACATCTATTGAATCCCAAAGTGAATTAATTGTTGATTCACTATAAAATTTAACAGATTCAACTAAACAACCAAATTTTGAAATGAAAAATAAAGACGCTGGTTTTGATTTACCCATTTCATCCGAAACGATTAAAATATCGTGAGAATCTCTCAAATCTAAATAAAACTCATTAAAATCCATCATACTAGAATGTTCAACTGAACCTGCATGACCAAAAATTTCCATAGTATGTTCTTTATATAAAAAATTATATAATTCATCTTCATCTTTGAATTTAAGATGTTTTGATATATCTAAAGTTGTTAAATCTGAAATTACTTCATATTCAGATTTTTCCTCATCTTCTTTAAAAGGATTCTCAAGGTACCATTTTTCATACTCTTGTTGTATTTTTTTTAAAGTATCTCTTAATACTCCGTTTAATTCTATCGCAATTTTCATTCTGTTTCGTTATCGTATTTGTCTAAAATCTTACTAATCAAAGGATTTCTAACTATGTCTTTTTTATCTTTAAATTCAAAAGTGGAAATGTGATTAGAATCTCTAAATTTTTCAATAGCGTCCCATAAACCACT